CAAAGAACGCTGGTACGAAGTTGTACGCAGAGTTATTGAAGGTATGTATTCTGTCCAGAAAAACCATGCAAAGGAGAATCGTCTCCCTTGGAATGACTATAAGGCACAGAAGTCAGCACAAGAAGCATTTGATAGGATGTTCAATCTAAAATGGACACCTCCAGGTCGTGGAATGTGGACATTCGGAACACCACTCACAATGGAGAAGCGTAACTCTGCTGCTTTGCAGAATTGTGCGATGGTATCTACAAAAGACTTAGATAAGAATGACCCAGGTGCCCTATTTGCATGGGTAATGGATGCACTTATGCTAGGTATTGGAGTTGGTTTTGATACCCTTGGCAAAGATAAAAACTTTGCTATCTATGCACCAACAGAACCAGAAGTAACATATGTTATTCCTGATACTCGTGAAGGATGGGTAGAAGCAACTCGATTGCTAATCAACTCATATCTTCGTTCAAATCAAAATATTCAAAAGTTTGACTATTCAGAAGTTCGTCCAGAAGGTGCACCAATCAAGGGATTTGGTGGTGTCGCATCTGGTCCTGGACCACTAATCAAACTACATGAAAGAATTTCTCATGTTTTAGGTTCTAGAGCAGGAGAAACACTAGATGCTCGTGCCATTGTTGACTTGGTTAACCTTATTGGTACTTGTGTGGTATCTGGTAACGTCAGACGTTCTGCTACCCTTGCTTTGGGTGCAGAAGGAGACAATGACTTCCTAAACCTAAAGAATCCAGAAGTATTCCCTGAGCGTAACTCTTACGACCCAGAGAATCCAGGATGGGCTTGGATGTCAAACAACTCAGTTTCTGCAACTGTTGGCATGGATTACTCAAAGTATGTTCACCGAATTGCTGACAATGGTGAGCCAGGATTTATCTGGCTAGACGTTGCTAGAAACTATGGTCGCTTGGCTGATGCTCCAGATGGAAAGGATTTCCGTGTTATGGGATTCAATCCATGTGCAGAACAGCCATTAGAATCATACGAACTATGTACACTTGTAGAAGTTCACCTAAATCGTCACGATTCAAAGGAAGACTTTTTGCGTACACTAAAGTTCGCCTATCTGTATGGAAAGACTGTAACACTTCTTCCTACACACTGGCAACAGACCAACGGTATCATGCAGAGAAACCGTAGAATCGGAACATCTCTAACTGGTATCGCATCATTTGCTGATGAGCATGGTCTTCCAACTGTCCGTAATTGGATGGATGAAGGCTATAACAAGATTCGCTACTATGACAACAAGTATTCAGAATGGCTATGTGTTCGTGAATCAATTCGTGTAACTACTGTTAAGCCATCTGGTTCTGTGTCAATTCTTTCTGGTGCTACCCCTGGTGTTCACTGGGGTCCAGGCGGAAAGTTCTATCTAAGAGCAATCCGTTTTAGTAACCAAGACCCAATGCTTCATTTGTTCAAGGCAGCAGGGTATAAGATTGAAGCAGACCTAGTATCAGCAAATACTTCCGTAGTCTATTTTCCAATTGCATCTGGACACAAGAGAGCAGAAAAGGATGTTACTCTATTTGAGAAAACAGCCCTTGCTGCTACTGCTCAAAAGTATTGGTCTGACAACGGAGTTTCTGTAACCTTATCATTTGACAAGGAAAAGGAAACACAACATATCACTTCTGTTCTAAATATGTATGAAGGTCAGTTGAAGGCGGTATCATTCTTGTCAATGGGCAATGATGTCTATCCACAACAGCCATATACAGAGATTTCAGAAGATGACTATGACTACTACATCGGTAGATTGGCTAAGATTGATTTCTCTGCTATCTATGATGGGGTAGACAATCTGGAAGCACAAGGCGAAGCCTACTGTACCACCGATTACTGTGAAATCAAAATTCCAGATAAAAACTAAATAAGTAAGATACCCTGTCATTAACTTGGCAGGGTATTTTCTTATGTGGTAGAATTATACATATGACTACTAAAACAAATCTTTATATGGATAAAATTTTAAAAGAACATCCAATTGCTGCATGGACATTGGATGAAGACTTTTTGAGCACTGGTCCATTTACAGATATGTCATCATATTTTTCAAACACATCATTTACTATATCATCCGTATCTGCAAGCGGAACATCTAGAACATTTACAACATCTACAAATCATAATTTTATATTAAATAGTTTTGTTTATATAAGTGCAGTAGTCCCAACAGGATATCGTGGATTCTATCGTATTACAGCAATACCAGCATTAAATCAGTTTACAATTGAAAATTCAACTACTGGAAGTATAACGACAAATGGAAACGTTGTTGAAAAGCAATGGGCATATCAACTTACACCTTATAACACAGAAGCATTTCCAGGATATGTTTTTTCTAAAGGAATGTTGGAGTCTAGGTTACCATTAGCATATGGTTCAAATGATGCAAAGTATGGTTCTTTTTTATTGCCATCATTTGGAATGTTTAGTGATGCTGGAAAGTATAGTCAATATACCATAGAAACTTGGGTAAAAATAAAAAGAACTAATAGTTTAGATAAATATAAATTGATTGGTACTTTTAATACAACTGACGGAACCGATGATGGAAACGGTTTATATTACAACAATACTTCATTAATTTTAAAGATTGGAAACAAAAAAGACATTGCTTTTATTAAACAAATAAATAAACCAATGCTGATACAAATAACTTATTCAAGTAATTCATGCTCACTATTCCTGAATGGAGAAGAAGTTATTAAACTAATCCTAGAAGAATCTGATATTTCCATGCTAACTTCAGTTGCAGCATCAAGAAAGTTTTTATCTTTTCAAAATGCAATTTTTGATTGTCCTGCAATATATCCATATATTTTGTCAGCATATCAAAATAAAGTTCATTATGCTTATGGTCAAGCAGTTTCTGTTCCAGAAAAAATAAATAAAGAATATGGAAGCAAAACCATATCTATAGACTTTTCAAGTGCAAAATATTCAAACAATTTAAATTATCCAAATAATGCAGAATGGAAACATGGTATATCAGATAATTTAGTTTTATCACAATATTCTATTTCAAATAAAGAATACAGTCTTCCAGATTTTAATTTTTATGACACATCAACTGAAACAATAAAAACTTTAAAAGACTATCTAACCGTTCTTGGTTCAAATAACTGGAATTTAAAATATTCTACTTTTTCAACAGTTAATTCAAATATAGAATTTGAAAATATGGATTTATTTAATGAAAAACTAAAAGGTTTTTATACTCACGTTACTTATGCTGGAACACCTTCAACTACCGAAAAAACTATTTTTAAAATTATAAATAAATTTGATAAAAATTATTTTAAAATAACTATGCAGTATAATGGTTCAGATACAAACATTAGTTATAAATTTAAATATAATTCTAATTTAGAAACAACATTGGTAACAAAAACTGACTCAGAGTATACAAATTCTGGAACATCTCAATGGCTAATAGGAATTGATATTGAAAAGTTTTCAAAAAGTTATGGTAATGACATTCTTAACTTTTTTAATAATTTAAATGATTTAACATTGTTTGCATTTGGAGATAATGATATCACACTTGGAAATACAACACCAGATGTTGACATTCAATCTCTAAAATTTTTCACACAATCAGCACTAGATAAGCGTTCTACATTGGTTAGGGCAGATGGAACTTTTTATTATCCAGCAAATGCAAATACATCTGGAACATCAGAATATGTAGCCAATACATTACTAGCAAGTTATGAACTAGATATTGTAACACTAAAGAAAACTTATAATGTTTCACATAACTATAATTCATCATATTCTACAGAAAATTATTTTACTGTAGGGTCATCTGGATATTGGAAAGACCAAACACCACTAATTCATTTTGCTAAAAATGTAACTAAAAACTCTACAACAGTTTATACCCTGGATTTTATTCAATTTAATGTTGATTATGATGCACCAGTATATAATACAACAGCAATATCTGGAATTAAATATTTTGACACAACAAACTCAAATGTAAAAACATATATAACCTTTGAACCAATATCAGAAACATATAAAACTGATTCATATTTTACAACAACAAAACTTCCAAGATTAGACAGGGTAGTTGAACCAGATTCATCATGGGCAACAACAAAATATGAGGTTGTTGATGGTATGATTATTTATCTGCCACCATCACAAGATATTTCTACATTAAAAATAGTAACTCATGTTGAAATATATGTTTCTGATACTTTCAATAATACAGTTTCTATTAAAACATTAGAGTTAGCATCACAAGCATTAAATGATACCATTACAAATCCAGTTGGAACTAAGTATTCAAATGATATAATTCCTTATACATATAATACATCAAATTCAACATATGACTATGATTTGTACAATCCTTTTATTATAGAAAAGATAGACAGTCCATATCTAAACCTGGAAAGATTGTCTGGAATAAGATTGGTTGGTTTTAATAGGACAGACTCTAATATAAAACGTGGTATTAGAATACCATTAAATGAAAAACAAATGACATATTCTAAACTAAATTCTATAAATATGTTTGTTTATTATGATGCAACTATTGACCCAGATTCATCAAATACAGAAGCATTTCAGTTTACTGGAGATACAGAAATTTTTAATATTGTTTCAAAAGATACAACAACAACAGCATACCTTTCTGGTTCAAATAATACAAATAGGGTTATAAAATTAACTAATACGCTTGGTGGAGTAGATGAAAATGTCAAAGTTTATATAAATGGTGATTATTCGGCAACTCCAATAATCTATACAAATACATGGACATTAATTACAATTGTTTTTTCTAAAGCATTAATTTTTGATAATTTTATTGGTCAATTTAACATAACAGGTCCAATAGCCTTAGATAATATATCTTTTTATGGTTTTAAGAATCTAGATTATTTAAATAGTCAAATTGATAGAACTTGGTCAAATGTTTTAAATCCAAATACTGGAAGTACTCTATATACCTGGAATTCTTGGACACCATCATATTGGGTAGACTTATTAATAATGCAAGACCCAACACAGCAGCCAATGGATGCTACTCTTTTATATAATATTTATACAGGAACTAACATTCTTTATCCTGGCACATATAGCAGAGATAGTAAAACCCTAGTTTATGATAATTCAATAACCATATATTCTGAATACATTTCTAACAAATATACATATCCTGCTCTATAATATGGTATACTAGTGGTTATGAATATAGACACTAACAAAGATATTGGTCAAGTCATGCCCAACCAAATTGGCAAAACAAAAATTTCTGTCGTAGAAGAACCATTTTCGGATTATGGAATCTATGTTTGGCAACTACGTTCTGGCAAAGTCTTAACAGATGACCATGGAAATGCCTTAAGCATTGACTCTATGCGTGGTGATGAATCAAGAGTTGAATTACTTCGTAATGAAGCAAGATGGTTAGGCTTTCCAGATGGTAGACCATTGTTTTATGCAAATGTTCGCAAGGTATCAGATGAAGAATATAGTGAACAGATTGACCGTATGGCACAGGGATATATTCCTTCTGAAACAGACCTTGGTGCACTTGTAGATGCTAAGAAGACATTAGACCTATATGGGCGTGATGATTAATGAGTTTTTATGAAAATGCAGATACCCCTGCTCGTTTAGATGAAGCAAAACTTTCAGTAAATGAATTTGCTAGTATGGACCTATTTGCTAAGTCTTGGGATGAAATCAAAAACTATTCTGGTATGAATACTAATTTTAAACGTAGAAGCACTAGAATGTCTAAGGCTCTAGGAGATGATGCATATCTAGAATCTGCTGGTGCAATTCAAATGGGTATTAATGGAGCAAGGTCTAATGCTATTAATCCAGGTGTTGTATTCCGTAATGCTTATGGACTATTTGATGTCATTACCCCACCATATAACCCATATGAACTTGCTAGTTATTATGATACCTCTTTTGCTAACCATGCTGCTATTGATGCTAAGGTTGAGAACACTGTTGGTCTTGGCTATGATTTTGTAGTGTCCGATAGAACAAGTTTAAAATTAGAAGCAGCATCAGCAGAACAGATTGACCGTGCTCGTAAACGTATCGAAAGACTTAAAGTTCAACTTCGTGATTGGATTGAAAGTCTAAATCAAGATGAGTCTTTTTCATCTATCATGGAAAAGGTTTATACAGATGTTCATGCAATGGGTAATGGCTATATTGAAATAGGTAGAACTACAACTGGTGAAATTGGATATATTGGTCATATTCCTGCTGCTACTATGCGTGTTCGTAGACTTCGTGATGGCTATGTTCAGTTGATTGCAAACAAGGTTGTCTATTTCCGTAACTTTGGGGCAAAGAATGTAAATTACATTACCGATGACCCAAGACCTAATGAGATTATTCATATAAAAGAATACTCTCCACTAAATACTTTTTATGGTGTTCCAGATGTAATGGCTGCTATGGCATCTATTCTTGGAGACCAACTTGCTTCACAATATAACATTGACTATTTCAATAACAAGGCTGTTCCTCGCTATATTGTTACCCTAAAAGGTGCACAACTTACACAGGATGCAGAAGATAAACTATTCCGTTTCTTGCAAACAGGTCTTAAAGGACAGTCTCACAGAACTTTGTATATTCCACTTCCAGGAGACTCAGATACTAACAAAGTTGAATTTAAAATGGAACCTATTGAAAATGAGCCACAAGAAGGTTCATTTGCACAGTATCGTAAACAGGTTCGTGATGATATTCTTATTGCTCATCAAGTTCCATTGTCAAAACTTGGTGGCAGCGATTCAGCACAACTAGCAGCATCTCTATCACAAGACCGTACATTTAAGGAACAGGTTGCAAGACCAGCACAGCGTAATCTAGAAAAGATTCTTAATAAGATTATTCGTGAAAAGACTGATGTCCTAGAACTTAAGTTTAATGAACTTACTCTTACTGATGAATTGGCTCAATCACAGATTCTTACTAATTATGTTAAGAACCAAATTATGGCTCCTAACGAGGCTCGTGAAATTCTTAACCTTTCGGAACGTTCTGACGGTGATGCAATGATTCAGCCAACTGCTAGACAGGCTGCAGATGCTAATGCAAACAATGCACAAAATAGAACTCGTGATGGAGAACGTCAACAGGCTCAAGCAGATAATACTGCAACCACCGCAGGTAGAAATCCTAAAGGCGAGGGGAGACGCTCCTCTTAAAAAAGTGGTATAATAACAATTACATAACACTTTCATAAAAAGGGGCTATAATTAGTAGTATGAGTATTCAGAAGGCACATTTTGACATTGACGGAAATAATGTCCGTATCTCTATGCCCCTTACCAAAGTAGATACAGAACGCAGAATCGTATCTGGATTTGCTACGCTTGATAACATTGACAAGCAGAATGATATAGTTACCCCAGAAGCATCATTGAACGCCTTCTCTAAATTCCGTGGTAACATCCGTGAAATGCACCAACCAAAAGCAGTAGGCAAAATGGTAGCATTTAAAGAAGATAAATATTTTGACCCAGAAGCAAAGAAGTTCTATCAGGGTATTTATGTATCAGCATACATTTCTAAGGGTGCACAAGATGCATGGGAAAAAGTCATTGACGGAACTTACACAGGTTTCTCAATTGGCGGTAAGATGAATAAATGGGATGACGCATATGATGAGAAAATGGATGCTGCTATCCGCATTATCAAAGATTATGATTTGGTTGAACTTTCATTGGTGGATAGTCCAGCAAATCAGTTTGCCAATATACTTTCTGTTGAGAAGGTAGATGGTATTGACACCATTACTGGCGAGGGTACAGAAACAATTCTAGAGAATGTATTCTGGGATAAAGAATCAGGATTGGTAACAATCACAGAAGATGAAACTGCAATTAGTCCAGTAAATGGAAACGTAATGCAGAACATAGGTTTTGTTGAAAAGTCAGATGATGACAAAATCAACATGGTAAAGTTCTTAGTAGATAGTGCTAAAGGCATTAATACTTCTAAGACTATTAAAAAGGAGAATGATAACATGTCAGATGAAATCGTAAATGATGAAATCGTAGATGTTGCTCCAGAGGCAGAAGTTGTAGTTGACGCTCCTGCTACAGAAGAAGTTGTTGAAGAGACTCCAGTAGTTGAACCAACACATGTAGAAGAAGTTGTAGAAGAAGTAGTCCCAGGTTCAGAGGAAGTTATTGCCAAGGCAGTATCAGAACTAGGCTCTACTGTTACAACAGCCTTTAGCGACATTGCAGCAATTGTAAAGTCTCTAGCAGATGCAAATGCATCACTAGTTGCAGAAGTTGCTGAACTAAAGAAGTCAGTTGGATTTGTTACCTCAAAGGTTACAGATGCAGAAACTGATTTTAACAATCTTGGAAAGCGTATCGATGCTGTAGAAGCAGACACCGCTTTCCGTAAGTCTGGCGACATCTTTGATGTCGTTCAGGAACCAGTACTGGTGGAAAAATCAGTATGGGGCGGAAGTTTCCTCACAACATCCGATTTACTAAAATAAAATCACTAGGAGGTGAAAAATAAAATGTCAGAAGAAATTATCAAAAATATGCCTTCAACCGCTAGTCCAGTGAACAACTATCCTAACGCTGAAGGTGCTTTCGGAGCAACAGGTCAGCCTACAAGCGGAACTGGTGCTTTCTCGGAACACGGTACATACCTAAGCAACAGCCCAACCGCTAACTTTGGTGTTACCACAGGACCAAATGGTGTAAATCCATCTGCTACTGCAAGTCCAACTTACCCAGGTACTGGTATCCTACGCCCTGAACAGGCAAAACGATTTATCGATTATGTTTGGGACGCAACCACACTTGCACAGGACGGTCGCAGAGTAACAATGAGAGCAAACACAATGGAACTTGAGAAGATTAACGTGGGAGACCGTGTTATTCGTGCTGCAAGCCAGGGTGTCTCAACTTACACCAACACTGGTGCTACTTTCTCAAAGGTAGAACTAACAACCAAGAAGATTCGTCTAGACTGGGAAGTTTCTGCAGAGTCACTCGAAGATAACATCGAGGGTGCTGCTCTAGAGGACCACCTAGTTCGTCTAATGACTAATGCTTTCGGTAATGACATCGAAGACCTAGCCATTAATGGTGATGGTTCAACAGGTTCATTCCTAAGCATTATGAATGGATTCATTAACTTGGAAAAGACTAGTCCAAACACTGGTTCTGGTTCAAACCTTGGAAAGGCTCACGAAGTTGTTGACACAGGCTTCACTGACTGGACAACTGATAAGTTGCAGTCATTGATTCTTGCTATGCCTCGTAGATACCGTGCCATTACTAATGGTCTAAAGTTCTATGCTGGTACAGACACATTTGCTAACATCGTTAAGAACAATGGTACTGTCTACAACGTCATCGGTTCTACCGAAGGCAGTCGTGGCGAGTTCCTTGGTGGTGCAAACCAGACTTTCGGTGGTGCACGTCAAACTCGTGTTCTAGGTGTACCTGTTCTTGAAGTTCCTTACTACCCTGCAGGATTTGTTGACCTAACATTCCCACAGAACCGTATTTGGGGCTTCCAGAGAGATATC